CCGCGCCGCCGGCGGCCAAATCATCCAGTTCGACTGGCCGCCGCACGAGGCCGTACAGGCGCAGATCACCCGCGGCGAGCTCCGCCGGGTCACCGAGGACGGCGAGCCCTACGTCGAGCCGGCCGACGACGGAGTGCCCCAGGTGGTCGCCCCGAAGGCGCCGGCGAAGAACGCCAGCAAGGACGAGTGGGTGGGCTACGTCGTCACACTCACCGAGAACACCGATCATCCGGTGTCGGTCGACGACGCGCAGGCCATGACCGTCAAGGACATGCAGGAGCGCTACGGCCAGTGAGACCGCTGGGCCGGTCACCCCCTCGGCCGGCCCGGCACCTCACCGAAAGGACCACCGTGACCACCTACGAAAAGGTCGTCGACGGCGTCGTGGTCGAGCGCGTCATCCCCTTCGACGGCGACTACACCGACACCCAGCTCGGCCTGCTCGCGCTCGACTACACGGGCGGCGACGGCTGGCGCCGCGAGGGCCAGGTCGTCGAGCCGCTCGCCGAGCAGGAGCAGGACGACACCGGCGGCGACGCCACGAACCAGCCGGCCAAGCCGGCCAAGCCCGGCAAGGAGAAGACCGATGGCGCGTGACGTCCCCGCGGTGCAGCCGTTCGTCACCGACGGCCTCGCCGCGAACTACACCGCGGTGTCCGCCAACAACGACCAGGTCGCCAACAACGGCCGCCGGCTCGTGCACGTCAAGAACGGCGGCGGCTCCTCGCTGACCGTGACCCTCAACATTGGCGGCGCCATCAACGGGCACAGCCCGACCGGCGTGGCCATCACCATCACCGCCGGCGCGGACAAGTTCATCGGCCCGTTCCCGGCCAACTACAACCAGAGCGACGGCAACGTCTACCTGGACTACTCGGCAACGGCGAGCGTCACGCGAGCGGTGCTCGAACTGCCGGCGGTGTGACCATGGCCCGGGTCTACGCCGACCGGAACGCGCTCACCGCCTACGCGCCGGCCGACGTGACCGTGCCGGCCGAGCCTGAGGCGACCCGGCTGCTCACGCGGGCGTCCGAGGAAGTCGACACCGTGATCCTGTCGGCGGTGTACGACACCGACGACAGCGGGATGCCGACCGATACGGACGTCATCGAGGCACTCAGCAACGCGACCTGCATGCAAGTCGTGTGGTGGCTGCAGAACCCGGGAACCGAGTCCGGCCAGGCCATGCAGTACCAGTCCGTGTCGATCGGCTCGGTGTCGCTGAGCCGTGGCAGTGGTTCGAACGCGTGGGATCCGCTGCCGCGGGTGTGCCCGTACCTCGGCGGTCCGCTCAAGGCCGCCGGACTCACGCCCGGCACGATCACCACCTGGTGGTGAAAGGGGGTCGCTGTGGCCGAGATCCCCGCATGGTTGTTGCAAGACACGGTGTCTGTCGAGCCGTTCACCGGGCATAGCGGCAAGGGGCCGACGTACGGCCCGAAGGTCGACGATGTGCCGTGTTTCGTGTCGAACGGACAGCGGCTGACGCGCGGGCAGAACGCCGAGCAGGTGACCGCGAATGCCACGGTGTTGTTTCGGCTGAGCCTGGCGTGCCCGGTCGGCTCGCGGATCACCTTCGCCGACGGGCGCACCGCCATCGTGCTGGTGGCCAACCAGCAGGACGGCGGAAGTCTTCCGGTGCCGTCACACCTTGAGGTGATGACGACGTGAGCGACGACGTCCGTGTCGAGATGCAGTGGGACGGCCCGTACGCACAGATCCGGGCACGCGAGGGCGGCGTGCGCGGGCTGAAGCTGGCTACCGAGCACCTGCTCGAAGCGTCGAACCGCACGGTGCCGCTGGAAGAGGGCACGCTGCTGCGGTCCGGCGTGGCCCAGGTCGACGAGGCCGACCTGAGGGGCGCGGTCAGCTACGACACCGTCTATGCGGTGTACCAGCACGAGCGGCTGGAGAACCGACACGCCCCCGGGCGGCGCGCGAAGTGGCTCGAACTCTCGGCGCAGGAAGAGAACGACGTCATGCTCGCCCTCATCGCCGAGCAGCTGCGGAGGGCGCTGGAATGACGCTCACCGAGCAGATCGCGCGCCTGCTGGTCCAGCTGGGTCTCGGGACCTACGACGACACCGGCGGCACGGGCAACATCTTCCTGACGCAGGCCGCAGACCAGCCGGACGCCGCGATCACCGTTGCGCGGTATGGCGGCCCTGAGTCGGACGCCCTGTTGGGCTATGACCAGCCGACGATCCAGATCCGCACGCGCGGTACCGACGCCGACGCGTCCGCGCCCGAGGCCCTGGCGCAGCGGATATACGACGCCCTGCATGGCCTGAGCATGCGGGTACTGCCGGGCGGCACGTACCTGATGCTGTGCATCGGCACCAGTGGCGGCCCGGTCTACATCGGGCCGGATCTCCGAAACCGTTTCGAGTGGTCGGTGAACTTCCGGATGGAGATCCGGAACCAGTCCGCTCAGCGCCAGTGATCTGGCACCCACTGTCCCGAAAGGACCGATCATGACTGCCGTCAAGATCCCGGCGCGCTCGATCATCGTGCAGGTGCTCGCCGCCGACAACCTGACGTGGCTGCCGATCAGCTCGCTGACCGAGGTCACGATCGACCCCTCGTCCAACGCGTCCATCGCCGACGTGACCACGTTCGACAGCGCCGGCAACTACGAGGCCCGCGCGATGCAGCGCGGCAAGGCCATGGACATCAACGGCTTCCTGATCAAGGACGACGTGACCGGCACCCAGGACGCCGGGCAGGCCCGCTGCGTCACCCTCGCCGAGGCGACCGGCGAGGCCAGCGTCGGCAAGCTCCGCTTCCGACACCCGCAGGACACCCAGTGGAAGAACTGGGGCGCGGTGTTCGAGGAGCAAAAGACCGGTGGCAAGAACAACGACATGTCCAGCTGGGGCGTCAAGGTGACCAGGTCCGGCGCGACGACCCTGACGAGCGCCCCGTGACCGCCGCCGGCAAGAAGGCCGTACGGGTCGTCGAGAACGGCCGCGAGTTCGTCGAGCTCGTCGCCGACGAGGACGACTTCCTCTCCTACTGGGCGTCTCGACCCGAGAAGGCCGTCGAGACCAAGACCATCATCGGCGTGGTCGTGCCGATCCCCCGCGACCTCCCGCTGAAGTTCAACGACCAGGTCGCGGAGCTGGCGTCCTCGTCCGACGAGGACGACGTCAAGCACCTGCTCACGACGCTGTTCGGCACCGACCCGCTGGCGGCGTGGGTCGAGAACGGCGCGACCACCGCGCAGCTTCAGGTCATCCTCGCGTGGGGCATGGCCAATGGCCAGGGGCAAGAGACGTCCTTCGCCGAGGCGGCCGAGATCGTCGAGAAGGCGCGGGCCCGTGACGCCGAGGGAAAAGCCCCGGTGCCGCTGAACCGCGCGGCCCGCAGGGCATCCTCGCGGACCCGCGCATCCGCGCGCACTGGCCGCTGATCGTCGCCGACTTTCGGCGCGAGTACGGCATCACGGCCGACGGCATCCCCGAACTCCGCCAGCGCGAGTTCCGCTTCCTGCTGATCGGCCTCAGCCCGCAATCCCGGTTCATGCAAGCCATCGAGGACGACGGTCCGATGGCGACAGACGAGCAGGCGCGGCAGGCGATGGCCGGTCTGTGAGGGGCGGTGAACCGTGGCGCTCACCGTCGGCGACCTTGTCGCCTATCTCGGCCTCGACGGCTCGAAGTTCGACCGCGGCCTCGACATGGCCAAGACGAAGATGGCCGCCACGGCCGTCGAGATCAAGGGCGTCTTCGGGAGCCTGTCCGACTACATCGGCGGCCAGGCCAAGAGCAGCGGCGAGGGCATCCTCCAGCTGACCAAGTACATGGGCCTGTTCGGCGGTGTAGCCAGCGGCGCCGCCGTAGGGGCGGGCGGCGCGATAGCCGGCGTCGGGGCCGTGGTCTCCGCGGTCGCCATCATGGCTATCAAGTCGAACGCCAACGTGCAGGCGTCGTTCTCTGCGCTCGCCGATCACGTGCAAACGAGCCTGACCCAGATGGCTGCACCGCTGGTCCCGGTGCTACTGAACGTGGCCAAGCTGGCCACCCAGACGTTCGACAGCATCCGGCCCGCACTGGCGAGCATCTTCCAGCAGCTCGGCCCGATGATCACTGATCTCGCTCATGGTGTCGCCGGCTTCGTGACAGGGCTCATGCCCGGGATCCAGGCCGTGGTGCAGGTCGCCGGGCCCGTGATCAGCACGCTGTCGAGCGGCATCGCTTCCCTCGGCGGTGGTCTGGCCCAGTTCCTGCAAGGCGTCGCCAGCGGCGCCGGCGGGGCGCAGCAGGCGATCGGCGCCCTGCTACAGGGCGTGAGCGCCATCCTGGGGCCGCTGGGCTCCCTGATCGGCGCGTTGGCCAACGTGGGCGGTCCGATCGTCGCCGCCCTCATGCCGATCATCCAGCAGCTCGTCACCAGCCTCGTCGGCACGCTGATTCCGGTCGTGCAGCAGCTGGGCCCGGTGATTCTGAACGTGGTGCAGGCGCTGGCGCCGTTGGGTGTGGCGCTCGGACAGTTGTTCGCCGCGGCCGGTCCCGTGATCGCGCAGCTGGGGCAGCAGCTCGGCCAGGTGCTCATCGGTCTCGCGCCGATCCTGGTCGGCGTCGTTCAGGCGGTGCAGCCGCTGATTCCGGCCCTGGCCAACCTGTTGAGCCCGATCACGCCGCTGATCCCCGCGTTCGCGGCGATCATCGCCCAGCTCGCGAGTGGCCTGTCGCCGATCCTGCTGCAGCTGCTGCCGATCGTCACGCAGATCGTCGGCGTTTTCCAGACGTTCCTCGCGCAAGCCCTCATGCAGGTGCTGCACGCGACCATGCCGCTGTTGCCGGTGGTCGGGCAGCTGGTCGCCGCGCTGGGTGGGGCGCTGCTGCAGGTGCTGCAGGCGCTTGCGCCGGCGTTCCTGCAGATCCTCGGCGCGCTGCTGCCGATCCTGCCGCCGATCGTGCAGCTGGCGATGGCGCTGCTGCCGCCGCTGATCACCATCATCAACGCCCTGACGCCTGTGCTGCTCGTTGTGGCGCAGGCGATCGCGGCGCTGGTGCCAGTTCTGGTGCCGGTCATCAACATCATCGCTGGCCTGCTGATCCCGATCATCAACGCGCTGCTGCCGGTCGTCCAGGTGGTGTTCGGGTTCATTCAGGACACGGTCACCAACGTGATGCACGCCGTGCAGGGCGTCATCGACATCGTCATGGGCCTGATCTCGGGCAACTGGTCACAGGTCTGGCAGGGCATCAAGGAGGTGCTCGGCGCGGTCTGGGACCAGGTCAAGAACGTCGTGTCGAGCGGCATCAACGCGGTGGTCGATCTCATCAAGGGCCTCGGTTCCCTGATCGGGAACGCCGCGGCCGGGTTCGGCAACCTGCTCGTCAACGCCGGCAAGGCAATCCTCGACGGCCTGCTTGCCGGACTCAAGGCAGCGTGGAACGGTGTCACCAGCTTCATCGGCGGCATCGGCGACTGGATCTCGTCGCACAAGGGGCCGCTGTCCTACGACGCGACGCTGCTCACTCCGCACGGCAACGCGATCATGGGCGGTCTGCTGGCCGGACTGCAGAACGGTCAGCGCCCACTGACCGACTACCTGACCGGCCTGACCAACCAGATCAGCAACGTCGGCGGTCAGATCGGCGTCGACTTCGGGCCGAACGGCGGCCCGCTGGCCGGCAACGCTCGACCGTTCGCCACCAACGCCGGCGCCGGGCTGAACATCGAGAACTTCCACGCCTACGCCGGCCAGGACGCGCAGGACATCGCGCGGGAGATGGCGTGGCTGGCGAAGGCGGGAGGCTGACGTGGCCGCGGGCGACCTGCTGACGGGCGACGGACAGGTCGAGTGGCGCTCGACGATCCTCGGCGGCACCTCGATGTGGCGGCTCGACACGCTGACGGGCTGGTTGGACCTCCCGGATTTCCGGGGAGACGACCAGCCGCGGCCGAGCCGCCACGGGATGTTTCCCAACGCCTCACTGATGGCGAAGCGGGTCGTCACGGCGACGTTTCAGACCAAGGGCGTCCCGCTGAGTGGCTTCCCCGGCGGCGTGGCGGCGATTCAGGCGTTGAGCGCGCCGACCGAATCCCCCGTCGAGGAACCGCTCGTCATCCAGCTCAACGGTCAGAAGTGGTTGTGCAACGCCAGGTTGAAGAAGCGGGCGATGCCCGTCGACAAGCTGTACGCCGTCGGGTACACCACACTCGCGCTCCAGTGGGAGGCGACGGACCCGAAGCTCTACTCGCCGTCGCTGCACACGATGTCGACCGGACTGGCGACGGCGGCCACGTCCGGTCTCGTGTTCCCGCTCGTGTTCCCGTTGGACTTCGGCGCCGGCCCGACGGGCGGCTTCCTCTCGAATATCACAAATGCCGGTTGGGTCGCGTCCTGGCCGCAGTTCACGATCACCGGTCCGGTCACTGGGCCGACGATCACCAACCACGACACGGGCGACCGGCTTCAGTTCAATCCCAGCTTCGTCGTGGCAGCAGGCCAGACGCTGACGATCGACACGGACCTGCGCCAGGTCATGTTGCAGGGCGTGCAGGCCAACAACCAGCTGTTCACGCGCTCGTGGTTCCCCTTGCTGCCGAACACGCCGACACGGATCGACTTCGCGCAGCTCGGCACCTACGACCCGAACGCAACGCTCACCGTCTCTTGGCGCGACGCCGCCGCCTGATCCGGAGGTTCTCGTGTCCGCACGCAACAGCTGGGCCGTGTCCGCCTCGCCGGGCGGCATCATCACCACCGAGGATGCCCGGCTGCACATCGGCGCCCTGATCACTCCGGGCAGCACGAACGTCAAGGCGCGCACCGGATTGCGGCCCGGCGCTTCGACCGCCGCCGGATCACCTGGCCTCGTCGCCGCCCAGAGCACGCCGGACAAGACCGTCAAGGTCAACGCGTTCCAGATGTTCATGCAGACCGGTCGTGGCGCTGGCAGCTACATCCAGTGCCTCGACGTGAATACGAACATCGACCTTCTGACTGCGCACCCGGCCGACCCGAGCTTGCAGCGCAACGACCTGATCATCGCTCAGCAGGATGACACCGGCTACGGCGACGGCGACAACCTGTGGAAGGTCTATCAGGTCGTCGGCACGCCGTCGGGCACGCCGGTCGATCCGACGCCGAGCGGATCCAGCGACTACATCACGCTTGCGCGCGTGCGCGTGACGGCGCTCGCGGGGACCATCACCGCATCGATGATCGACGACCTGCGGCCGCCGTGGGCCGTCGCGCTCGGTGGCGTGCTGCCGGTCAAGAACGCGACGGACCGGGCGACGCTGACGCCCTACGACGGCATGACCATCTGGCGGAGCGACCGGACGTGGGTCGAGATTTACTCGATTGCGGCCGGCGGCTGGCTGGTTCAGGACGCGTTCGGCACGTCCTTGGCGGACATCCAGTCCGCCGTCACCACGCCGTATGCCGGGCAGCTCGCGATGCTGACGACCGGCATCGCCTACGTCTACGTCAGCGGCGCGTGGCAGCGAGCGGACAGTACCGCGTTCGGCGGCAAGCGATACGTCACCGGCGGCACGATCGCCGGCCCCACCTCGGGCGGCACCGAGGCCCTGATCAACGTCAACACCGGCTCGATCACGTTCGAACCCAACTCTGAGTACGAGCTGGAAATGCAGGCCAACTACAACTGCACGGTGTCCGGAGACACGTTCAACTGGATCATCAGGGAGACGAATCTCAGCGGCACGGTGATCATGCAGGCGGCCGAGCCGGATGTGAACGCCGGCATTCCGCTGATCGTCAACCGCAAGTTCATCTTGCGCACCACGGCCGCGATCACGAAGACCTACGTCGGTAGTATCCAGCGCATTAGCGGTACCGGCACCGCGAGCATCACCGCGTCGTCCAACGGCAGCACCTACTTCATCGCCAAGCGCCTCGGGCCGAATACCCTCATCACCGAGGTGTGAGGTGGCCCAGTACACCTACCTGATCGCCGATCTGCGCACCAACACGATCCTGGGCGAACTGCCGCTGGCGTCGGTGAAGTGGTCGCAGAAGCTCTGCGACTGCGGCACATTGAAGGGCCAGACGATCCTCACGCCGAAGATCGCCGCACTCAACCCGTACACGCTGACCACGCCGACGAGCCGCGCGATCTACGTGCTACGCGGCGACAATCCGGTGTGGGGCGGCATCATCTGGACCCGCAAGTACGACAGTGAGAGCAAGGTTCTGTCGATCGGCGCGGCGGACTGGTGGAGCTACTACAACCACCGGTACATCCTGCCGGTGCTGTCCGGAACGGCCTACGCCGACACTGAATACGTCGCCTCACTGTCCACGGCGTACACAGCGACAGAGCAGAACTTGATTGTCCGCAACCTGATCGCCGAGGCCGCGTCGCACACCGGCGGGGACATCGGCATCACGGTGGACAACAACTCCTCGGACATCAACCGCGACCGGTCCTACTACGGCTATCAGCTCAAGGATGTCGGCTCGGCGCTACAGGACCTGTGCAACGTCCTCAATGGACCCGACATGCTGTTCGACGTCGGGCCGACCGATTCCCAGGGCAGGCCGACGCGGCTGCTGCGCCTGGGCGCGCCGCACCTCGGCCAGCAGGGCTCGCCGTGGGTGTGGGAACTCGGCGGCAACATGCGGTCGTACGTCTGGCCGAGCGACGGCACGCGAATGGAAACCCGCGCGTTCGCGACCTCGGACGGCACCGCCGAGGGCACGCCGATCGGCGTCGCCGAGGACCTGACGCGCTACAACAACGGCTGGCCGCTACTCGAAGGGGCCCAGCAGTACAGCGGGGTCAGCGAGGCGCAGACGCTGATCGACCACGCGGCGTCGGACCAGTTCGTGAACCGACTGCCGGTGGTGCTGCCGACGTTCCAGGTGGACGGATCGCTTTCGCCGACCGTCGATGACTTCTCGGTCGGCGACGACTGCCGCCTGGTCATCAAGGACGAGTTCTTCACCGCCGGCCTCGACACCTCGTCGCGGATCATCGGGCTGGACGTCACGGTGTCCGACCAGGGCGGCGAGGAGACGGTGCAGCTGACGATGGCGCCACTGCTCGGCGACGTCTACTGAGGGGGACTCATGGGGCAGGTGAACCAGCCGGCCGACATCATCAGCCAGCTCGCCGACCTGCAGCGGCAGATCGACGAACTGCGGCGCGCGGTCGGCCTGTCCTCGGCGACCATCAGCCGCGGCGGCTTGCTGATCAAAGGTGGCGCGTTCTTCGAGATGGAGGACGCCTCCGGCAACGTTGTGGCCTACATCGGACCTGACCCCGGGGGCGGCCCGTCGCAGGTGTTCCAGTTGTGGCGGCCGGGCGGCTCGGCCATCCTGGCCACTCAGCTCGATGTCCCCAGCGGCCGTTACTTCACAGCCATCCGGGACTACTTGGGGCGCATCATCTTCGCCGATGACGTGCAGACCGGCGGCATGGCGTACCCCTACTTGGCGGTGCCGATGTACCCGCTGTTCAGCATCGCCGCGAGCTCGATCGTCGGCTACAGCACCGTCAACGCCAGCGCCATCACGACCGAGACTGCCTTGTGGGAGGGGCGAATCCCTCTCGGTAGCCATCCGCGCATCCGGATCGACGGCGTATGGGGGCAGGGGTCGGGCAGCAACAACACCACCTACAAGCTCTACGTCGCCGGCTCGGTCGTCGGTACCTGGACCGAGAACGGCACGCTGGAAGTCGCCAGCAAGGGGCCGTTCGACATCTCCGGCGTGTTCGGCAACGAGGGCATTCAGGTTCAGCTCAAGGCGGTGTCGAGCGGCACGGGAGTTGTTGCCGCCCAAGTGTTCGGCTGCCACCTGCGGCAGTCGTGATCATCCACAAGAGACAGAGGGGGTGCCGTGGGTGATCTGGCCACGCTGCTCACCGCGCTGGCGGCCGTCATCACCGGTGTTGGCAGCAGCGTTGCCGGTGTCATCACGGCCCTGCGCCGCACGTCCCCGCGCGAGCGTGCGCGTGCGGCCAAGGAGATCGTCGACGAGTTGCTCGACGACGCTGACGACGGCGCACTCAGCGACGACGAGATCGCCCGTCTCCGCCAGGTGCACCGCGACCAGCGCCGGAAGGAGCTCGACGGATGACTGAGGACGCACGCAGCACTCATGTCGCACAGGCCGCCCAGCGGGCGCGGGACGTCAACGGGCACCGCAAGATCTGGATCGCCGGCGCGCTGGCGGTGCTGAGCATCCTGGTCCTGGCCGGCTTGATGCTGTTGCGGTCAGCCACACAGCAGGCCCAGATCGACGCGCTGGCCACGTCTGCGGCCGACAATCACTCGGCGGCGCAGGCGCTGGCCGACCAGGTGCTGCGGCTCGGCGGGACGCCGGCTGTGCAGCCGCCGGCGGTCACCGGCGCCGCAGGCCCGCAGGGCGCGACCGGCCCGCAAGGGCCACCCGGTCCCGTCGGCCCGAGTGGACCGCCCGGCCCGACCGGCGCGAGCGGCGCGGCGGGACCATCCGGCGCCGACGGCGCGCCCGGGGCGGACGGCCAGCCCGGGGCCAATGGGACGGACGGCTCGGCGGGCGCCGCAGGCCCAGCCGGCCCACAGGGACCGCCTGGCGCCAACGGCCAGCCGCCGGCCAGCTGGACATGGACCTCGCCGGCCGGCGTCACCTACCGATGCACGCGCGACGCCGGCTCACCGGATTCCGCGCCGACCTACAGCTGCGCGCCGCCGACGACCTCGACGAGCTCGGCGCCAGCGCTCCGGATCGGGAGGGGATGACCATGATCAAGCGGATGGTCGACTCGATCACGCCGACCGACATTCCGGTCAACGACCCGGCGACGGGACAGCCGTGGGACTACGTGCTCGGCTACGTGGACGGCCGTTACGGTCCTGCCGGCCAGCCGCCCGACGCGTGGACGGCGACCGCGTGGGCACGGTTTCCGAACTCAGTGCACGTCCGGTGCGCCGTGCTGGCCAGCACGCTGGACGCCGACGTGCTCGACCGGGAGAACGGCGACGCCACCGCTGCCGAGGCGGTCGCCTGGGTACGTGCCAAGCGGGCCCGCGGCGACGCCGAGCCGACGGTGTACGTCGGGCTCGCCGACTGGGGAGCGCTCCAAGCCGCGTTCAACGCCGCCGGCGTGCCGCACCCGCACTACGGCGTGGCCGCCTACCCGGGCGCCGGCGCGGTGCAGGAGACGCTGAACGGCATCACCTCAGCGTTCCACCAGTTCGCCGACCCGCAGTACGGGCCCGGCGGCCGTGGGTCCGGCGGCCACTTCGACCTGTCGGTGGTCGTCGATGACTGGCTGACCGCTGCATCTCCTACTACTCCGAAGGGAATCGACATGGGCAACTGGTTCGCCGTCTCGCAGGGCGGCAACGAGGTGGGTTCCGGGCTGCTGCTCGAGAACGGCGCGTTCCTCGGCCTGCCGATCCCCGCCTCGGTCCGGGCCGCTCAGGCATACAGCAACCTCAACGACGGCGCGAGCGACGCCGACGCGATGGGCCGCTGGCAGGACCTGGTCACCCGGTTCACCGCCGAGGCCAAGGTCATGGCTCCGCAGGTCACCGTCGCCATCAACGGCCAGCCGCAGCAGGCCCAGCTCAACCCGTCCACCGGCCACTACGAGCTGAAGCTGGTGCCGGACGCGCCGGCCCAGAGCTGAAAGGGCACGTCCATGAGCGCACCCATCGAGACCAAGGTGACCGCCGCCAGCACCACGGCGCTGATCACCGCGTTCATCGTCGGATGGATCGGCACTGCCGTGTTCCACGGCTCCGCCGTGCCGGACTGGCTGGTCGGCGCGATCGACGGCGCGGTCACGGCGGCCGCGGCGTTCGTCGCCGGCTGGCTGGCCAAGCACACGCCGCGCGCTGGCGACACTCCACCGAGCAGCTGAGCCTGCACGCACAAACCGGCCCCATGCTCTCCCCTCTGGGAGCACGGGGCCGGTTTTCGCGCGTCCGGGGTCAGTCGTCGTCTAGGAGTCCGGCCTCCCTAGCCGCCTCCACCATGTCGTCGTAGGACGCCTCGGCGGCCTTTCGGTCAGCCTGATTGCCGGAGGCCTCCGCCTGTTCCGCCTTCCGGGCACTGTCGACAACCTTGCCGAGGATGCGCTCGTCTCGGCCCATAAAATCTCCTATCGGGTGCAGTCGCACGGGGTGAGGTAGCCGTCGGCGGGGTCTCCGAGCGGGACCATGCCGCCGCCGCCGCAGTCTTTGCAGTCCGGATCCGCCTTGGCCATCAGCTGACCTGCTTGGCGAGCGGCTGCCGCGCGATGGCCTCGACCTCACAGTGTTCGCAGGGCATCCCGCGGATCCCGTCGAGCAGATCAGCCTGCTCGGGCCCGAACTCGGTGCCGCACAGCGCGACGAGCACGATCGGCATATCACCGACGGGCACCGGCACGAGGTGCGTGGTGCGCTTGGTCTCGCCGACGATGCCACGGCGGAAGCGGACGGGCATGAGGTTCACGGCGCACCTGCCGGTTGGTGCACGGTGACGACGCGGCGATCGGGGCGCTGCGCCGCCACCGTGAGCTGGTGGCCCGCCTCGACGACGGTGGGGGGCTCGGAATGAGTTTTTCCGTCGTCGAGGCGGACGATGGGGCCGGCGGCGCTCACACCGGGGATGGCGAGCGACGCCGGGGCTGAGGCCCTGGCCGGCATCCGGCTGGGGGTGCCGGACAGGGATCCCCACGCGGCGGCGAAAGTCACCGCGAAAGCCACCGCGCGGTACCAGAACACCCCGGCGCGGGGCGGGGCGACAGTTCCAGGCTGGCCCATGATCGCTCCTCTGCTGCCGGGTGCTGCGCAACAGTCTGCGGTGCTGCGCAGCAGTCAAGCAATGCCCCGATCGGGTGGGGATCAATTCGATGGCTGGTGCGCATACGCTGTGCTGCATGGTCAGCAGCACCGGAACGGCGAAGGCGCGGACGCTCGGCGCGGCCCTCAAGCGTGCTCGCGAACAGGCCGATGTCGGCCTGCGTGAGCTGGAGCGGCGGACGGCCGGCGCGATCAAGAACTCGACCTGGTCACGGGTCGAGAGCGGCGAGCGGCTGCCGCAGCCCGAGCAGGTCATCCGCGTCCTCGACGAGCTCGACGTCACCGGCGCGCTACGGCAAGAAATCCTCGCCGTGATGGACGCCGAGGACACCGGGCACAGCTGGCTGCCGGTCGGAGTGCCAGAACCTCGCGCCCACCTGGCCGCAATGCTGGAATTCGAGCGCACCACCAAGCGCATCACTCAGGTGGCCATGACCGTCGTCCCCGGCCTACTTCAGACCGCCGAGTACGCCCGCGCCGTCATCCGCGCAGAGGCGCCGGCCGCTGACGTCGAACCCCGCGTGGCCGTGCGGGTAGGCCGGCGCGAGATCTTGAACCGGCGCAATCCTGTCCAGATGACCGCACTGATCGGCGAGGCCGCGATCACGGCGAACGTCGGTGGGCGCGAGGCAATGGACGATCAACTGCGCCACCTGCTGACAATGGCAGAGAAGCCGAATATTGACCTCCGTATCGTTCCGGGTGGCATCGGCTACCACCCGGGAATGGTGAAGCCACTATTCAGTCTGTTCGACTTCGAGAGCGCGAGCCCGATCCTCCATATCGAGGTCGGCGAGGCCGGTCTCTATCTTCACGAAGAGGCGGACGTGGAAGGCTACAGAGACGCCGCGCGAAAGGTTCTCGACGTGGCGCTCACCCCGAGGATGTCGGTCATGAAAGTCACCGAATTGCTGGCCGGCAGGATGGAGAGAACATGACCGAGGAATGGAGGAAGTCGAGCTATAGCGGAGGGGGCCAGGGCGGCGATTGCATCGAGGTCAGCAGCCTCGGCGCCCTTCGCGACTCGAAGAATCCAAATGGCGCTGTTCTGCGGTTCGAGGACCGCAGTCCGGTGTCCCGGTTGCTCGCGGCGGTTGCTCGCGGCGAGCTGTAGATAGAACAGGACCCCCGGCGACGTGTGCCGGGGGTCCTGTCGTAGGTCGACCTGCGCGAAGGCTACGCGGTCAGACCTTGCCGGTGAAGAACACGGGCTGGCCGCCGATCGCGGTGCTCACCTGCACGGTGAAATCACTCGGCGCGGCCGGCACGGCGAACGCGACCTTCCACGTGAGGCTCTTGCCGGGCAGCACGCTGGCCGTCGGCGTGCCGACGCCGTTGCCGACGTCCTCGATGCTCTGGGCCTGCGCGGCGCCGACAGTCGCCTGGGTGGTGAGCAGCATCGCCGGGAATGCCTTGCCGAGGCCGGTCGGGACGACGATCGTGACGTCGAGGACGACGGCCCTGGCGGCCGTGCCGCTGGGGATGAACGCCGAGGGCGACGGAGTGTACGGGGCCGGCGCGCCGAGGGTGATCCGGATCTGGCTGTCGTTGCCCCAGGTGGCGCCGAACGCGAGCGGGTGGTCGGCGGTTCCGTCGGCCGCGGCGGCGGCTGGTGTGGCGGAGCTGGCCGTCGGTGTGCCGGCGGCGGCGGCCGGTCCGGGCGTGCTGGATGTGGAGCAGGCGGCGAGCGCGACGACGCCGAGCACGGCGATGAGCGCGAGAGTTTTCACGGTTGACCCTTTCGGCGGATGGTGCGCACGGCGTTACTTCCTGCACGTCGCAGCTGGTCCGGCACGGCGCGGAGTCCGGCGACAACCTCGACGAGCTCGCGGCGCAGCGCGATGACGGCCAGCGCGATGACGGTCAGCCAGATCGCCCATCCCCACCAGGAGGTGGCGGCGGCGGCGACGGCGAGCTGCATGAACCGGACGAGCGCGTTCGGGATGTCCATGACGGTGTCCATCGGCTCAGCGCTCGAGGTCCTGAACGGGCACCGGCGTGGCCGCGGCCGGGTCGTCCGGAGTGATCGCGATGACCGGCGCTGGCCCGGCGGGCGCGCTCGGCGACCAGGCGCTGCCGGCGAGCGCGAGGCCGACGATGGCGACCAGGAGCACGCCGATGATGGTCGACGGCCACGGGAAGCCGTCGGTGAGAGCGCCTATGGCGCGGCGGATGGGGTGCGCGGGCATGGCGGGTCCCCTCGATGGCTGCCTAGATATGTTTTGATCTAGGTCTCGTGACTACGGTCCCGAGTGTATGACACACTTTCGCCATGGGACAACTGCGCTTGCCGGACGTCCACCTTCCGGACCGTTTGGTCGCGAGGCTGCAAGCGCTCGGCGAGCGCGAAGGCACGGCCGCCGTCATGTACGTCCGGATCTCCCAGGACCGAGAGGGCGCTGGTCTCGGCGTCGAGCGGCAACTCGATGATCTCTGCGACCTGTTCGAGCGGCTCGGCTTCTCGTTGGCCGGCGTGTACGCGGACAACGACCTGAGCGCTTACTCGGGCAAGCCTCGGCCTGACTACCAGCAGATGCTCGCCGACCTCAGCGCCGGACACGCCAAAGCCGTCACCGCGTGGCACACCGACCGCCTGCACCGCTCCCCAGTCGAGCTGGAGAAGTACATCGCGGTCTGCGACCCGCGCGGAGTGGTCACCTACACCGTCAAGGCCGGTCACCTCGACCTGGCGACGCCATCCGGCCGCATGATCGCGCGCCAGCTCGGCGCGGTCGCCAGGTTCGAGTCCGAACACAAGGCCGACCGGATCCGGGCCGCCCGGCTGCAAGCAGCCCGCGCAGGCCGATGGCAAGGCGGCGCCCGGCCGTTCGGCTTCGAGGCCGACGGCGAGACGATCCGACCCGACGAGGCCGCCGAGATCCTCGCCGCCAGCGAGGCGATCGTCGCCGGCGCGTCGCTGCGCAGCGTCGTGCGCGCCGTCAACGAACGCGGCTTCCGCACCACCTTCGGGCGCAAGGAATGGAAGACGATCTCGTTCAAGGACGTGCTGCTGCGGCCGCGCAACGCCGGCCTCGCGGTGTACCGCGGCGAGATCGTCGGCAGCGCCGTGTGGGATCCGATCGTGCCGGAAGACACGTGGAGGGCGCTCGTGTCCGTCCTGACCGATGCCGACAGGCGCACAGCCAGCAGCAACCGTGTGCGCTGGCTGGGCTCGGGATTGTACGTCTGTGGCGTGTGCGAGCTGCCCGACCTCCGCGTGAGCACCGCCGGCGGCGGGGAGCAGAAGCCGGCCTATCGCTGCCGTGCCCGCAACCGGCGAGACGTGAAGGATGGTCCGCACGTCGTGCGGGCCGCCGCGCCGCTGGATGCCTTCGTCGAGCACCTCATCGTTGAGCGGCTGTCGCGGCCTGACGCCGTCGAGCTGCTGCGGGCGCCCGAGGCCGCGGTGGACACGGCGGAGCTCAGCGCGGAAGCCGTGTCGTTGCGGCGGCGGCTCGATGATCTCGACGACGATCTCGACGACGGCCGGATCACGCGGGCCCGGTGGCAGCGCCGCAACGACCGGATGCGTGACCGTCTCGCCGAGATCGATCGCGAGATCGAGGTCGCCGCCAGGGTCGATCCGCTCGCCGGCGTTGTTGGCGTCGAGGACGTTTCCGTACTGTGGTTCGGCACGAAGCCCGACCGCAGTGACGGCCTCGAGCTCGGGCGTCGTCGCGCAGTGCTCGGCTCGTTGGTGGAGATCACCGTGCTGCGAACTACCCGAGGTAGGCGCGTTGGGGGCGCGTCGTTCGATCCGGATGCCGTGCGCGTCGACTGGCTTCGGTGACCTTGCCCGCGGCGCCGCCCTGGGGGTCGACGGCGCCACGGGCACAGCCACTACTGCACTCGACGGAGCTTGACCGGCGCCGTCAACGGCTGGGTCGGCGGGTCGAACGCAAGCCGCCGCCGTGCGATCACGGCGTCCGTCCTGGTTTTTGCTCTCGTGTTGTTGATGCTCGCGTCGATGTCGCCCGTCTGCCTGCCTTGCAGGTAGCTGATGCCGCAGAACAGCCACACGGACGGGCATATCATGGACGTGATGATCGCGGCGGTGTCGAACCCGTTCTGTCGCGGGTCGGCGATTGCGGCCACGTCTAACAACGCTGCGCCAACGGTGAGAATTGCTGCCGCCACAAGTGCAATCGTGCAGATCCGCTCCATGTGGCTCCCTCCTGCCTGGCACGTCGTCCAGCCCCGGCGTGCGTTCCCGTTAGGACCGCGATCCATCAAAGACCCAGCTGGACGACACGGGAAACACCCGAACGGGTATAGGTTTAGGCTGTCCGGCCTTCCTGATTACTCCGCGAATCGGTTGATGTTCGGTCCGTGTCCTCGCGGCGTTCAAAGATGAAGTCGAATTCGCGCCAGAAGCCGCCAGGCCCGTAGTCCCCCAGTGCAACTTGCAACATGGCAAGTGCCTCTTCGGCGGTAAGCCTGTAACTCTGCCAGCGCGGGCGAGCCACCGCCGCCGCCGTGACCGTCGCCTCTCCGCCGCCACAGACCACGACGACGCTGCCCGGCGCCCACTCCAGTGCTCGTTCGATCGACGCCGCCGCCTCTGGAGTGATGGGGACCTGTCCCTTGCGGATCCTGAGTAGGTGCTGCTGCGACATGCCATCAGCACGACGGGCGACGTCGGCCCATTTGAGCCGCAGTTGGCGCATCCGTTCGGTCATGGCCTTGTTCAGGCGTTCGCGTGCTGGGTCCACCACTAGCCCCCGTGTCGTGAGTGAACATGTTCGCACATTTACGACGCGCAGGGTAGCACGTGGGTTGCTGTGTGAAGTTGACCAAAAAGAGATCCGCCATGTGTTGGTATGTGTGAACCAGTGGGCCTAGTGTTCACACATGGCCACACACCTCAGCCTCCCCTTCAGCTGGGAGAAGTCGCGCGGAACGCGCGAGCGGCTGGGCATGACGAGGCCGGCCCTGGCGAAGCGGTGCGAGGAGATCGGCCACAAGGTCTCCACTGAGCACCTGCGGCGCATTGAGACCGGCATGAGCATCCCCTCCGCGCCACTGCTCAAGGCGATCGCCGATGCCATGGGCGTCGAGGTCGACGACCTGCTCGACGACGAGCAGCCCGCGAGGTCGGCATGACGCCCGAGCATGCCCTCGCCGCCGAGGCCGCCCGTCGCGGCATCTCGGTCGCGTCGCTGATCCGCATCCGGGAGCTGGTCGCCGCCGCGCCACCGCTGTCGGCCGAGATCAAGGCGCGGCTCGCGATCCTGCTCCGTCCCCGCCCTTGCGCCACGCCGCGCAAGCGCGCCGCCTAACCCCCTCAACAGGGCGGGCCGCCCGGCAGCCACCGGACGACCCGCAGACCACAGGAGATGTGACCTCCATGGCCAGACCGACCGTACCGCCCGCGTCCAGCGGCAGCGGCAAGCACAACAAGCCGGACGTGCCGGTGTCCAAGGACCCCGACAAGACCGACCGCTACCTCGAGGTCCAGAAGATCCTCGACGAGTTCTTCCCGAAGGAGGCGTGATGGGCGGCAAGAAGCTCACCGACGCCGAGCTCCGCGAGCTGGTCGCCCGCGAGGTCAAGAAGAACGCCGAGTCCGACTGGGACAAGGCGAGCGAGGCCGAGAAGACCTCGGCCGACGAGATGTCCGGCTACTGGGCGAGCGGAGAGCAGAAGTGACCGCCGACGTCTACACCGGACTCCTCGACGAGGACCTCGCCGACGACGACCAGGCGCAGCCCGAGCGCCCGGCCGTCTACCAGCCGCCGTTCTTCGACCGCGCGCTGTCCGCCGCCGCCCGCGCGCTGATCGTCGGCGTGCTGCTGGCGGCCGGCCTGCTCGGCGCGATCGCCGCCCGTGGCGCCTACGGCCCGCAGGCCGCGGTCGCGGTGCTGTGGGCGTCGTGGTGCGCCGTCCTGATCGGACTCATCTCCTACGCCCTGCGGCACGCGCCGGGCCGACACCGGAAGGCGTGGCTATGACCGCGCAACTCATCCTGCCGGCGGCCGCGCCGCGCGAGGACTGGCTCGCCGCCCGGCGGGCCGGCCTCGGCGGCTCTGACGCGTCGACCGTCGTCGGCCTCAACCCCTACATGTCCCAGTACTCGCTGTGGCTGGACAAGACCGGCCGCAGCGTCGAGAAGCCCGACAACGACGCGATGGAGTGGGGCCGCCGGCTGGAGCCGGTGATCCGCGACTGGTTCACCGACACGACCGGCGTCAAGACGCGCCGGTCCGGGCTGCTCCGCTCCCGCGAGGTGCCGTTCCAGCAGTTCACCCCGGACGGCCTGTGCGACTGCGGCGGGGTGCTGGAAACCAAGACGACCAGCTGGCGCACCCAGGACGCCGAGGTGTGGCTCGACGGCCAGGTCCCCGACCACGCCGAGTTGCAGTCGCAGCACGGAATGGCGGTCACTGGCAAGGATCACGCGCACTGCGTCGTGCTGATCGACGGCCGCAAGCCGCTTCACCAGGTCGTGCAGCGCGACGAGAAGCTGATCGCCGAGTTGACCGACGTCGAGCGCACCTTCTGGTTCGACCACGTGATCGCCGATGTGGCGCCGGCGATCGACGGCAGCGACTCGACGACCGAAGCGCTGAAGGCCCGCTACGGCCTCGCCGTCGACCAGGTGGTGTCTGCCGGCGTCGAGGTGGACGATCTGATCAGCCGTCGGGACCGCGCGAAGCAGCGGCTCAAGGCCGTCGAGGACGAGGTCGCCGAGCTGGACAACCAGCTGCGCGCCGAGTTCGGACCGGCCACCGGCCTCGCCGTGACGGGCCTCGTGAAGGCCACCTACCACCAGAACGGGGCGTTCCGGTCGGCGAAGTTCGCCGCCGAACACCCGGAGCTGGTCGACGAGTACCTGACGCCGACGCCCGTGCTCGATGTCGCTCGCCTCAAGGCGGAGCGGCCCGAGCTGTGGTCGGCCTACCGGGCGCGCGTGCTGCGCGTCCCGAAGAACCCCAAGCCCGTGAAGGAGATCTGACCATGGCCAGTGGACTCGCCCAGCGGGTGAGCAAGGCCGCCGCCGAGAAGCCGCAGCAGGACGGGAAGCCGAGCCTGCGCCAGCTGATCGACAGGATGCGCCCGGAGATCGCCCGCGCGCTGCCCAAGCACATGGACCCCGACCGGATCGCGCGCATCGCGATCACCCTGGTTGGCGGCAACCAGCAGCTCGCGGCGTGCACGTCGGAGTCGTTCCTCGGCGCGCTGATGACCGCCGCGCAGCTCGGTCTGGAGCCGGGCCCGCTCGGTGAGGCGTACCTGGTGCCCTACGGCCGGACGGTGACGTTCATCCCCGGCTACAAGGGACTCATCAAGCTGGCGTGGCAGTCGCAGCAGCTGAAGCACATCGACGCGCACGAGGTGTACGAGGCCGACGAGTTCGACTTCGCGTACGGGCTGAACCCGTTCCTGGAGCACAAGCCGGCCCGGGGCAAAAAGCGGGGCAAGGTCACCGACGTCTACGCGGTCGCCACGTTCCTCAACGGCGGCAGCGCGTTCGTGGTGATGTCGGTCGACGACGTCGAGGAGATCCGGGCCCGCAGCAAGGCCAGCAAGAACGGCCCGTGGGTGACCGACTGGAACGCGATGGCCAAGAAGACCGCGTTGCGGCAGCTGGCGAAGTTCCTGCCGATGTCCACCGAGCTCCGCGCGTTCAACCAGGCGGCCACGTTGGACGGCTCGGTCCGCACCGACTACGAGGCCCCGGTCGACGAGGCGCTGCCGACGTGGATCGAGGGCCAGGTCGTCGAGGACGGCCAGCCGGCCCAGGTCATCGAGGACAGCCCCGAGTACCAGGAGCACGTCTCGGCGCACAACGACGCGCCGGCGCCGGGCTGCTCGTTTTGCGACGCCGAACTCGCCGAGCCCGAAGCCGGTGCCTGATGGCGCGCTACTGGCTGGTCTGGGTCGGCGACACGCCGGTCAGTCCGCAACAGCCCCTGGAGTACGGGGACGCGATGGCCGAGTTTGAGCAGCAGATCGAGCTCGGCGAGGACGACGAGAAGGTCGAGATCCGGCAGTGCTCGGCGACGGAGCTGGAATGGGCTGGCGTCATGGGCGCCGGGGACGGTGACGACTGATGGCCTCCTACAGCGAGTTCATCATGCCGCCGCCGCTCGACAACCGGCCCGTCGTCGAGGTCCCGCCGACCGAGCAGGCGGCCATCCTCTGCGCCCTGTGCGCCAACCCGAACTGCCCGCTGCCGGGAGCGTGCCGCTGATGGACGTCATCGCGTGCGATCAGTTCGCCGTCCTCGGCGAGGGTTGCCCGGTCTGCGGCGGCTGGCTGTGGTGCAACAAGCCCGACGGCACACCCGGCGAACCCGTCCCGGTCGCGGGCGGCATGACCGTGTGCAGCACGCCCGAGTGCGCCGAGCACGAGCGAGAGCGCGTCGCCACCTTCGAGGCGAGGCGCAACCAATGATCCCCACCCGAGAGGAGCCACGCACAGTGGCCGAGTCCAAGCAGGACACCGAGCAGAGCGAGGCGCGCGAGTTCGCCTCCTTCCTGCTCGACATCAACAAGGGCCAGTCGCACGTCGAGCTGTCCGAGAAGCTGCGCGACCTCATCACCAAGGTGCAGGAGACCGGCAAGGCCGGCTCGCTCACCTACAAGGTCGAGGTCAAGCCCGAGGCGGGCACCGAGAACCTGGTCATCGTCACCGACCAGATCGCGGTGAAGCTGCCGGCCGGCGAGCGCCGCAAGTCCCTGTTCTTCGTCGACGGCGACAACAACCTCGTCCGCGACAACCCGCACCAGCACAGCCTGTTCGGAGGCGGCAAGTGACCGACACCCAGCACCGCGCCGAGGCCGACGTCGCCGCCGCCCTCGGCCGGCTGTCGACCAACGTCGAGCCCTACTCGCTCGACGGCGACACGTCCCTCGTGCTCGCCCGCGTCCGCGCCGACGAGGCGCTGAAGATCGTCGACCTGGAGACCAAGCTCATCGAGCCGCTCGCGGCCCGCGGCAACGTCACCGTCTACGACCCCGACAGCTTCTGCCGGCTCACCGACCGCCTCGGCATCTCGAACCAGACCACGGTGTGGGCCGACGTCGAGCAGGCCTCGGTGACGTCGATCCTCAACGACCACTCCGACGTCGCGGCCAACAGGCCCGGCTGGCGCGACCACCGGCTGTCGCTGAAGCTGCGCTACGACGCCGACTGGTTGGCGTGGACGAAGCACGACGGCAAGCTTCTGGACCAGGCCACGTTCGCCGAGCACATCGAGGACCTCGTCCACACGGTGACGCGACCGTCGGCCGCCGAGATGCTCGAAGTCAGCCGCACCTTCCAGGCCAAGCGCAACGTGTCGTTCAGCTCGGCGACCCGGCTGGACTCCGGCGACGTGCAGTTCGACTACACCACCGAGACCACCGCGAAGGCCGGCAAGGGCAACGTGGAGGTGCCGACCGAGTTCGAGCTGGTGCTGCCGGTGTACGTGAACACCGATCCGGTCGTGGTGCGGGCTCGCCTGCGGTACCGCGTCCACGACGGCGGCGGCCTCGGCATCGGGTACGCGCTGCTGCGCCCGGACCTGGTGAAGCAGTCCGCGTTCACGATGGTGTTCAACGGCATCAAGAACGGCACGGCGGCCACGGAGTTCTTCGAGGGCACCGCGCCGGCCGCGCTGAGGGACCAGCGGTGACCACCGAGCAGGATGGCGCTCCGTCGGCTACGGCCGGCGGGGCGCCCGCCCCCGACTTCAACGCCATCCGTGACACGGTGATCGACAGCCTCCGTGCCGTCCCGCTCTGGCAGTTCCGTCAGGGCCTGGTGGCCGCCGGCCTCATTTCGGCCGATGTCGAGATCCAGGCGGCCGAGCGGAAGCCGGTCACCAGCAATCCCGGCATCGAGGCCGAGTGGGACGAGGACGTCGACGCCATGCGCGTCGACGGCATCGGCTGGGACCTGTCGTTCGGCTGCAAGGTGACGTTCGCCTACGACCACGCCAAGGGCGAGCACTACGTGTGCGTGTCCACCTCGGACGCCGACCAGCGCGCGGGTATCACCAGCAGGCGTACGACCAAGGAGCAGTTGGCGTCGCTCGGTCAGCAGCTGCTGAACGTGTTCGGCGAGCCGGACCCGCGCGACGCCAAAATCGAGCGGCTCCAGGAGTCCTACGAGCTGAAAGTTCAAGATCTCACTCGCGAGACCGCCCGCGTCTCGGCGGCGTTGCGGGCATGTGATCGCAGCGCGAACCCTCACGTAGGCGAGGGCGGCCTCGGCTACCTCGCCGCACAGGAAGCAATTCGGAACGCGATTGAGGGTGCCGGCGGATCCGACCCCGACCCGCGCGACGCCGAGATCGAGCGGCTGCGCGAGGTAGTCGAGGCCCGCGACGAGAAGATCGAGCAGCTTGTCAGCATCGCCGACAAGCTGGAGGAGCAGCGCGACGAGGCCCGCGAGGAGTGCAAGCGCGCCGACGCCGAGGTGACCCGGCTCAAGCGGCTCGTCGGCGACGAGAACGTTCCCTTTGACGGCTGGGACGGTCTCAGCCGTCAGGACGCCATCGTGCGCTGCGAGGAGGGCTGGCGGGAGTACCTGAAGGTGCGCGACGAGCGGGACCGCCTGCGCCAGGAGCTCGACGGGCTGCCCAGGGTCTACGGCCGCTTGGTCAACCAGATGATCGAGGCGCAACGCGAGGACGCGCGCGTTGAGGTGGCCACCCTCGACCAGCTCGCCGGCGAGCTGAACGAACTGACCGAGGTACTCAAGGCCGAGACCGGCACGCGCATCCTGCACCGCCAACAGCGAGACGAGGCCCACGCCGAGCGGGACGCGATGGCCAACGGCTTGGTCGCCATCCAGCGCAACCTCACCGCCATCAACATCACGCTCGGCAAGCTGAAGAAGCCGGCCGAGCCGCGTCGCTGGGTCGCCGGCGACCCGGAGCCGGAGGTCGGCACGACGGTGCGGCGCGACACGTACCAGTTCACCCGACACCAACGCGGTTGGCACCGCGACGGCATCTGCGCCTTCACCCCCGAGAAGTGCCCCGCCCGGGGCGGCTCATGGGCGTGGATGACCAGCACCGGGCGTCCGCTGTACGAGGTGGTGAGCACCGATGGCCGTGATGGCAGCGTGGACCGCTGACGCCGACCGGAAACGCGCCTGGCACATCGCCACCGGCCGTGGAAAGACGGTGCTCCTCAGCGTCCAGGCGGTCGCGCGCATCCTGCACGGCGAGGACCCGGAGCAGGTCCTTGCAGGCGAGTTCGGGCCGCAGACGCTCGCAGTGCTGCGAGAGATCCAGGTGGTGAGCACCGATGGGTGAAACCAGGACCAAGCCGGCCGTCCGCCGACCGCTCACCGAGCGCGAGGTCGAGGTGCTGTGCCTGCTCGCGCAAGGCCTCAGCGGCACGGAGGTCGGCCAGCGGCTCTACCTCTCCCGCAACACCGTCCGCACCCACGTGAAGCGGATGCGCGCCGCTGTCGGCGCGCGCAACGTCGCGCACATGGTCGCCATCGGCTACCACACCGGCGTGCTCCGGACTCCGGCGGTGAACCGGTGATCGGCATCGTCGCGGTCGTGCTCACCGGCGTGTGCGCGGGCGGTCTGCTCCTGCTCCGCCTGTTCCCGCCGGCAGGCCAGCACCGCAAGAAGCAGGGGCGGCACCGCGACCACGGCGAGACGCACGAGGGAGCCGACAGCGAGGGCTACGCCGAGGAGCTGCACCAGCTCGGCGTCGACCCGCCCGTCACGCTGCTGCACCGCGAGAACTGCACGCAGCTCGACGAGCACGTGCCGCCGATCGGGTTCAACCTCGACGAGCCCGAGTGGGATGGCGAGGGGCACGGCGAGTCCGATCACCCCAACGCCTTGCCGGACCAGTGCATGTGCGGCCACCCGCGCTACCACACGTGCCCTGACTGGGCCTCCGGCTGGGAGGACAGCGACCTCTGCCACGCCGGCCAGCACGGCGACTGCGACGGCGTCGGCCTCGATCGTGACTTCGGAGCGAAGGTGCCCAACACGTGCCCCTGCGGCTGTCACGCGATCCCGCTCTCGGCCGCGATCAAGCAGCTGCGGGCGATCCGCGCCCAGATGGCCGTCGGCTTCGCCCGGCAGCGGCGAGACGGTCTCGGTGGGTCATGACCGCCGGCCGCCCGACCATCAACTACACGCACCTGCACCGGATCGCCGAGAACCTCCGCGACCGCCACAACCTCGACCGGCCGTGGCGGGACCTGACCCATCAGGACCAAGAGGACTGGCTCGCCGAGGCGAAGCGACTCCTGCACGGCACCGGCATCGAAGTCCGCGGGGCCTGATCACCGCGCCGGCCCGGCCACTAACCGGGCCGGCGCACCACCACCGAACCACGGGAGGCACAGCGTGTCCATCCGCCTCCGCCCCACCGGCGGGCCGGCCCCTGCGCGGCCCGTCTACGACCAGCACCTCTACGACCGGTGCAGGGCCGGCCTCGAACCCGCCGAGCTGCTCACCACCGCGGCCCGCGAGCACCTCGTCTACGAGCTGTGGCTGCTCGGCTGGACCGATGTCGAGGTCGCCGCCTACACCCGCATGTCCACCTACACGGCAGCCGCAATCCGCACGCGGCTCGGGCTGACGTGTCGACCCCCGACAGGAGCCGCTGCGTGACCGAGGAGCTGATGCCGGCCCGCCGGTACGAGTGGGAGCGGATCGTCCGCCGGATCGTGATGCCCAAGCCGTACAAGCTCTTGGCGCTCGCTCTGGCGACCTACGCCGACCCGGACGGCTCGCGCATCCGCCCCGGTGCCGAGGTCCTCGCGGACGTCACCGGTGACACGGAGCGTAACGTTCGGCGGCTGCTGGCCGCCTTGCGGAACCGCTTCGGGCTCCTCGAAATCGTCTCCCGTGGAGGCGGCCGAGGCGGTCGCGGGAAGGCGTCGGAGTACCGGCTGACGATCCCCGTGGACCTCATGGAACGGGTTGAGATGCTCTCTCCGGACGGTCGGCGGGACGAACCGACCGGACACCTGGATGTCCGGTCATTCGATGAATCAGAGGACATCCAGGTGTCCGGTCAAACGGCTGACGAACCTGTGGATAACTCGGAATCACCGGACATCCAGATGTCCTCTCAATCCACTGAGGCCGCCCCGAATGACCGGACATCTAACAGCGTTACGAAACGAATGACCGGACATTCTGAGGCGATTGACCGGACACAGCTATGTCCGACTACCAAGTTGACCAAACCACCTAAGAGGACCAACACCGGTAGTCACCTCCCAGCGCAACCACCGGACGCGCGCGAACCGCCGCCCACCCGAACCCTCGACGAAATCCTGCCGCTGTCCAAACCGGACCGAGTCCGCACCGGCCCCAAGTGCGCCCACGGGCTCGACGGCACCGCCGAGCCCGACGGCACCCCGCGATGTCCGCTCTGCCGCCGCAACGCTCCGCACACGACCACCGAACGTGAGGAGGTCCCGACATGACCGAGCCCCCCGAAATGACCGACGTCGTTCGCGAACTCCTCGACGACGCTCTCCAGCCCTACGAGCGCCACCCCCGCGTCCGGTACGGCAAGCGCGGCGAGCTGCACCCGTTCCTGCGCCAGCTCGTCTACGAGCGCGACGGGCGTCGCTGCCGCTACTGCGGCAGCAATGGCCCGCTCCAGCTCGACCACGTGCTGCCCTGGTCCGCCGGCGGCTCCGACACCAGCGACAACCTGCGGACTTTGTGCGCCAGCTGCAACCAGAACCGGTCGAACTGGCGAGAGTGGATCCCGCCCCGGCTCATCCCTGTCGTGCCGGTGTGCGATCCCTGCTGCATCAGCCACAGCGAGTTCGACGAAATGGGCACCGAGTACCGCCATCGCCGCTACTCGACCGCGTGCCCGGTCTGCATCGTCGGCGAGTTCGAGCAGGACATGCACGCGCCTCGCCTGTCGGCCTTCTGCGGCACTTGCGGCCTGACCTCGTGGACCGCCGACCCGAGCAGGCTCCTTTGAGCCGCCGGCGCAGCCCCGGACACCGCGACGGCCTCTGGGACTGGACCGACCCGGCCGCCGGCGACATCCGGCCCGCCGAGGTCCGGCCGAACCCGCTGCTCGTCATCTGCCCCGTCGGCAGCTGCGGCGCCGGCATCGGCGAGAAGTGCGTCCGACCCGGCCGCCGCGGACGCGTCGACCGCAAGACCCCGCACCCGCCCCGGCTCGAAGACGCCGCCCGCGCGGCGCAGGCCGATCAAGAACCCATCGAACAGCCGCCCAGCTCTGCCGCTGGCGCGAGAACGGACCGATCATGACCGAGGACACCCGACAGGGCGACCGCGAGAGAGGCGTTCAGGGTCCGATCACCCAGACGGTGGTTGAGAACCTCAGCGCGCTGCGTCGGGCTCGCCATTGGACCGGCTTCGAGGTCGCCGAGCGCATGACCAAACTCGGCACCCCGTGGAATCACCAGATCGTTTCCAAGCTGGAGCGGGGCAGCCGCGTCGCCGTCACCGTCGATGAGCTCGTCACCCTCGCCGCGCTCTTCGAGGTCACGCCCGAAAAGCTGCTGGGCGAAGTCGCCGTCACGACGACCGACGAGCGCCTGAGCCGCCTCGAAGCCGCCGTGTTTGGGGATGGGGAATGACCGTCGTCGGACTCGACCTCAGCCTCACCGCGACCGGCCTCTGCCGCCTCGACCGCGACGAGCCGCCCGCGCTGACCACCATCACGTCCAAGGGCACCGCCAAGGACACCGTGGCCGAGCGGTCCGCGCGCCTGCACAACCTCGCCGACCGGATCCTCGCCGCCACCAACGACCTGCGCAGCTACTCGCCGATTCTCGTCGTCGTCGAAGGCCCCTCGGTCATGTCCAAGGGCGGCAGCAACTGGGACCGCGCCGGCCTCTGGTGGTGGGTCGTCGGCGCGCTGCACGCCATCGAGCTGCCCGTCGCCGTGGTACCGCCCAGCACGCTCAAGAAGTGGGCCACCAACAGCGGCGCCGCCGACAAGGCCACCGTCGCCGTGCAGCTCGCCCGGCTCTGGCCGGACACCACCGGGGCCAACGACAACGAATGGGACGCCCTCGGACTCGCCACGATGGGCGCGCAGTGGCTCGACTGGCCGAAGACGCCGAGCCGCGCGCACCATCCGGCAGCGCTCAACGGCGCGCAGTGGCCGCACCGCTCGGAGGTGACCGAGTGACCGGACTGTTGCGCGCCCTTGCCGCCACCGTCGCGCCCGGCCCCGGCTGGGCGATCCACCCCGGCGAGATCCTCCGCGAGGAACTCGCAGAACGCGGCCTCAGCCAAGCCGCATTCGCGGCCCAGATCGGCCGCCCGGCCCAGATGGTCAGCGAGATCATCACCGGCAAGAAGGGCATCACCGCCCGCACTGCGCTCGACTTCGAGCTCGTGCTCGGCATCCGCGCCGACTTCTGGGTCCACGTCCAGGCCGACTACGACCTGAACGCCGAGCGCGCGCGAGGTGGCCTGTGACCGGCCTGCTGCGGCTGCTCGCCGCGATCCTCGGGGCGCACGTCGAGCGGGACGACGGGAGCCTGCTGTGACCATGACGCTCACCATCACGAAGCGGCTGAACGGACCGTCCGAAGTCGTCGGTGACGTCACCCTGCTGCCCGACATCAGCACCAAGGCCCGCTTGTGGCGGCGCTTCGTGCCGCGCGTGTCGTTGCTGCTGCCCGACCACTCCACGGTCCAACTCGGCCAGGTCTTCGACCGCCGGGCGAGGCCGCAATGGGCGCGACGCAACCTCACCCACTGCGCGTGGGCACAACCACGACCGCTTCCGGTCGCGCTGCGCGGCAAGATCCGACGGAGGAACAACCGGTGACCGCCTATCAAGGCCCATGCAAGATCGAATGCCCCCAGGAATGCGACGTCCCCGACGGCTTCGAACTCACCGAGACGCCGCCGACCCGGCACGCGTGGAGCGACGTGATCGCCTGTCCCTACGAGGAGTGCGGCCGGACGCTGCTCATCACCAAGCGCCCAGAGGAGACGACGTGAACCAGCCCCTGTGCGTCGTCGACCAGCGGCCCGTGCACGACGGCGGCCAGCTCTGTGCCGCGTGCTGGGCCGACCTGCGCGCCGACTTCGCCGAGCTGCCCGAGCTGGTGCACGACCTCGAGCGCGTGCTGGCCGGCCTCACCAAGACCGGCGGCAGCCCGATCGGGATCGTCGTACGGACCGCCGAGCGCGGCATCGGCTTCGACGAGCGCGCCGGCGACTTGTTGCGCCAGCTGCACAACACGCTCGGCGGCTGGGTGCGTGTGCTGTGCGAGGACAACGCGCTGCTCGTCGACGTCGCCAACCGGATCGCCGACCTGGCGCGGTGGCTCGGCGAGCACGAGCGCGAGATCCGGCGGCACGAGGCGGCCGGCGAACTGTGGGCGGAGGTGCACGAGCTGACCGAGCGGGCCAGGTACGCCGTGCTGCCCCGCGGTGGCAGCCGGGCCTATCTCGGCGTGTGCTCGGCGCCGCTCAACGAGGATGACGACGAGCCCGAGCTGTGCGACGAGGACCTGTACGCGCCCGAGGGTCGGAGCACCGTCAAGTGTCCGAAGTGCTGGGTCACGCACCAGGTCGCCGAGCGGCGCGCCGTGATGCTCACGGCGATGCGCGGCGAAAAGCTGACCGCGGCCGAGTGCACGCGCGCGTTCGCCGGGTATCGCGGGGTTGAGCTCACCCTCGCCCGTATCGGCATGTGGGCACGTCGCAGGCGGATCTACCAGCATCCGCCGCGCGAGGGCGAACGCTCCCCGCGCTACCGCGTCGCCGTCGTGCGGCTGCTCATCGATCGCGCGGTCGACGCCCAGGCCGCTGGTCAGCCCGAACACGCCGCCTGACCAGCATGTATCGACCGTCGATCAAGGCGTGTTAACCTGACGGCGCGGGTAGCACAGGTGCGCCCGTCGACGAGCACGAAGCCCCAGCCGGCTAGAGACCTGCTGGGGCTTCGTCGTGTCTGGTGCAACAAAGCCGCCGCAACGGTGCAACGTCCGCCGCACGCGCGTAGCGGAGGTGATCGTGTGCCTCCGCCCGCCGACATCGACCCGGACCGTCTCCGCCAGCTGCACGCCCAAGGACTCAGCTGCGCCGCCATCGCCCACGAGCTCGGCGTCAACCGCTCGACGATCTCCAGGCACGCGCGCCGGCTCGACCTCAAGTTCGACCGTGCGCAGACCAGAGCGGCCACCGAAGCCCTGGTCCTCGACGCCAAGGCCAAGCGGGCCCAGCTCGCCAACGACCTGCTCGACGACGCCGCGAAGATCCGCGCCCAACTGTGGCAGCCGGCCCTGGTCTACAGCTTCGGCGGCCGAGACAACACCTACGCCGAGACGTGGCACGACAAGCCCGACTTCACCAGCCAGCTGAAGATCGTGCAGGCCGCCAAGGCCGCGCTGGACGGAGTCCTCCGCATCGAGCAGCACGACGCCGACACCCAGGGCCTCGCCGCCGTCGACGCCTGGCTCCGCGACATGATCGGAGACTGAACGGGGGCACGATGGCCGTCGTTCCGCTCGTCGGCAAGCAGCGCGAGAGCGTCCGCCTGGCCACCGCCCGCGGCAACATCTGGGAAGGCGCGGTCCGCTCCTCGAAGACCGTGTGCAGCATCCTGCACTGGCTGCGCTACGTCCGAACGGGACCCAGCGGCAACCTGCTCATGACCGGCAAGACCGAGCGCAGCCTCAAGCGGAACATCATCGATCCGATTCAGGAGATGGTCGGACAGCGACGCTGCCGCTACCGCGTCGGGGCCGGCGAGCTCGACCTGTTCGGCCGCACCATCTACGTCGCCGGCGCCAACGACGAACGCGCCGCAGACAAGATCAAGGGCATCACGCTCGCCGGCGCCTACTGCGACGAGGTCACCACCTACCCCGAGTCGTTCTTCTCGATGCTCGGCACGCGCCTGTCGGTCGACGACGCCCAGTGGTTCGGCACCACCAACCCCGAGGGTCCGAACCACTGGTTCAAGAAGAACTACCTCGACCGGGCCAAGCTGCACCTCACCCGCGAGGGCCGCATCGTCGAGTCGGCGGCGCCCGACGCGCTCGACCTGCACCGGTTCACGTTCCAGCTCGCCGACAACCCGACCCTGTCCCACGCCTACGTTGAGGCGCTCAAGCGCGAGTACGTCGGCCTGTTCTACCGGCGGTTCGTCCTCGGCGAATGGGTGCTCGCCCAGGGCGCGATCTACGACATGTGGGACCCGGACCGGCACGTCGTCCGCGAGCTGCCGCGCATCGACCGCTGGATCGGCCTCGGCGTTGACTACGGCACCGTCAACCCGTTCGCCGCGCTGCTGCTCGGCGTCGGCGCGGACCGCAAGCTGTACTTCACCAACGAGTACCGCTACGAGTCCCGCACTCAGCGCCGGCAGCTCACCGACCTGGAATACTCGCAGCGCTTGCGCGACTGGCTCGCCCGCATCCCGCACCCCGGCGCGCCCAACGTGCTCGGCGTCCATCCGCCGTGGACGGTCGTCGACCCGTCGGCCGCGTCGTTCGTTACCCAGCTGCACCGCGACGGCCTCACCCCGACCCTGGCCGACAACTCCGTCCTCGACGGCATCCGCCTCGTCTCGTCGCTGCTCGCCGGCGAGCAGCTGGCCGTGCACGAGTCGTGCGCCGGCTGGATCGAAGAGGCTCCGGGTTACAGCTGGGACGACAAGGCCGCCGCGAAGGGCATCGATCAGCCCGTCAAGAACGACGACCACTCGCTCGACGCGGGCAGGTACGACCTGCGCACCACCGAGGCCGCATGGCGGCCGTACATCATGGAGGCGACAGCAGCATGAGCCAGCAGCCCAGCGTCGGTCGCGTGGTTCTCGCCGGCGGCGTGCCGGCCACCGGCAACAACGGCAGCGACGTCGCGCCGGCCGTCATCACCCGCGCATGGTCGGGCGGCCTCGTCAACGTCCGCGTGCTGTGCGACAGCCACGACGTCCTCTGGTGGACGTCGGTCCCGCTGTTCGACACCGTCGAGCAGTTCTCCGCCGCCCAGTCCGAGTGGGCACAGCAGATGGGCGCCGCCGCGGCCGGCAACCAGTTCCACGGCGTCTACTGGCCGCCGCGCGTCTGACCACCAGCTCCCACAAAAAGAGAAGGGCCCGGCCGCCACCAATCCGGGATCGCTCAGCCAGGCCGAGGCGTGATCAACCTCGGCCTGGCTGATGTCGAACGAGGAGGATGCCGTGCCGCTTCCTGCTGGCCTGGACCTCGTCACCGTCGGCGGCAGCGTGCTCGGCTCCGACGGCACACCCGCCACCGGCACCGCCGAGTTCGCCCTCCCGGCGCCGCTGCTCGACGGCAACGACCAGGTGATCCTCGGCACCGCGCCGATCGTCGGCTCGATCACCAACGGTGTGCTCTCGATGCAGGTGCCGGCCAACGACACGCCCGGCGTGTCCCCTGTCGGATGGGCCTACGTCGTCACCATCCGCACCGACGTTCTCTACCTGACGTTCAAGGCCGTCGTGCCCAGCACGCCGACGCACATCACCCTCGATCAGCTCGTGCAGGTCGCCGATCCGCCAGTGCCACAGGTGTACGTGCCGTTGCAGGCGCTCGGCGTCAGCGTGGCGACGCTCGGCACCGACGGCAAGGTGCCGGCCAACCAACTGCCCAGCGGGAGCGGCGGCAACGCGGTCGCCTCGGTGACGGCTGCCGACGGCACGATCACCATCGGCGGCACCGCCACCAACCCCACCGTCAAGGTGGCCAGCAACGCCGGGCTGCTCAAGACGCAGCTCGCCAGCGCGGTGCAGACCAGCCTCGGCGCGGCTGACACCGCGTACCAGAAGCCTGGCGGCGGGATCCCGAAGACCGACCTCGCCGCCGCAGTCCAGACCTCGCTGGGCAAGGCGGACACGGCGCTACAGATCGCGCCCGCGCCAGAGGATGCCGTCCGCTACGGCTGCCACACCCGCAACGTGCCGGTCTTCGCGATCACGCGCAAGAGCACCATCAACAACGAGGCGTGGTTCGCGCGCGTGCTCGTCCGGGCCGGCGTGCCCGTCGCGTCGGTCAGCGTGTTCCGCACGGCGTTGGCGGCGACCGTCGGCGCCGGCGGCCTCAACGGCATGGCGATCTTCGCCGACGCCGGCGGCGCGCCGATCGCCAGCACTGTCAGCGACGACACCATGTGGCAGGCCACCGGACAGATCACCAAGCCGATCAGCGGGCCGACGCCGAGCGTCGACACCTGGTACTGGGTCGGCGTCAGCGCCCGCGGCTACTCGGTTGCACCGGAGTTCGGGTTCGTCGACGACGCCGACACCGGCATCCTGGCCGACATCGGCGGCCTCGCCCGCTACAAGGCTGGCGGCTACACGCCGAGCTGGCCGAGCAACCTCGTGCCCGGCACCGACCTCACCACCGGCAGCGGCTTCGTGCTGCCGATCTACCTCGGCTGAACGGAGCGACATGTCAGTCCACATCGAACGCCTGCCGCTATTCTCCGGCGGCGGCCGCCACATCGAGCACGACGACCGCAGCCGCGACCACGCCGTCGAGCTCGAGGAGTTGTTCGCGCCGCGCTCCGTGCTGTGGAACCGGTACGCCGACATCTTCGACCAGGGCCAGCTCGGCAGCTGCACGGGCAACGCCATCACCGGCGCGCTCGCCTGCGCCCCGTTCTGCGGCAGCCGAGCCGACGCCGCCCGCTACGACGAGGCGTACGCGGTCGACGTCTACTCGGCCGCGACCCGCATCGACCACGTGCCCGGCGAGTACCCGCCCGACGACACCGGCTCGTCCGGCCTCGCGGTCGCCAAGGTCGTCAAGCGCGAGGGCCTCATCAGCCGCTACGGTCACGCGTTCACGACACTCGGCCTGCTGCACGCGATCCAGCACCAGCCGCTGATCGTGGGCGTGTCCTGGTTCGAGGGCTTCGACCAGCCCGACGAGTATGGCCGCGTCACCATCGCCGGCCAGGTGCGCGGCGGCCACGAGATCGTGGTGCGCGGCTACGAGCACGGCCAGAACGACCGCGACTCGTACCTGTTCCTCGACAACAGCTGGGGCCCGCAGTGGGGCGACGCCGGCTCATTCCGCATGTCCGTCTACACCTGGTCGCAGCTCCGCGAGCAGGGCGCCGACGCCGTCGTGCCCAAGCGCTGACCGGAAGGAGGCCGCCGTGCCGCTCCCCGTCGGCGGAAAGGTCGCGTGGCCACCACGCGAGCTCGGCGGCGTGCAGAACCGCATGTCCGCCTGGTCCGCCTGGTACTCCGGCGACCCCGACCAGCTCTCTGCCGTCTACGGAGGACAGTCGGGCTACGACCCGACCGGCACGGGGTTCTTCGCCAGCGAAAAGGGCGGGTGGGCGCACCGTGGCGGCGTGTCCGGCTGGTTGCAGCGCCTGTTCTGGGGTGCCCGCACGCCGATGGGCGAGCGCCGCACCAAGCTGCACATCCCCATCGCCGGCGATCTCGCCGCCACCTCGGCGGACCTGCTGTTCTCCGAGCCACCCACCATCAAGTTCGAGACCAAGAAGACCCAGGACCGCATCGACAAGGTCAACCGCCGCCTCCACACCCGGCTCCTCGAGGCCGCCGAGGTGCAGGCCGCACTCGGCGGCGTCTACCTGAGGGTGTGTTGGGACAAGGACGAGCGACCCGACGGGCCGTGGATCTCCGCTGTGCACGCCGACGCCGCAGTACCGGAGTGGTGCTACGACGAGCTCGGCGCGGTCACGTTCTGGCGGGTCATCGAGGCTGACGGAGACACCGTCTGGCGGCACCTCGAGCGGCACGAGCCCGGCGCGATCATGCACGGCCTCTACAAGGGCAGTCCTAGCGAGCTCGGCGACCGGATGGCGCTGGAAGACCACCCGACCACCGCGGAGCTCGTCGACGACCAGATGCTGCCCGGCGACATCATCGACACCGGCGTGCCGGGCCGGCTCACCGCGGTCTACATCCCGAACATGCGGCCCAACCGCATGTGGCGCGCGAACCCAGCCGCCGCCGGCCTCGGCCGCTCCGACTACAGCGGCGTCGAGCCGGTCATGGACGCGCTCGACGAGATTTGGTCGAGCTGGATGCGGGACATCCGGCTCGCCAAGGGCCGCGTCATCGTCCCCGACGTCTACCTCGACAGCAACGGGCCCGGCAAGGGCGCGCGGTGGGACGTCGACCGCGAGGTCTACGAGACGCTCAACATGCTGCCGCAGCCCGGCGGCCCGCCACAGATGTCCATCGTCCAGTTCTCGATCCGCGTCGAGGAGCACTCGCGCACCGCCAAGGAGGCGCTGGCCCGGATCATCAGCGACGCCGGCTACTCGCTCCAGACGTTCGGCATGGATGAGGGCCCGAAGCCCGCCACCACCGCGACCGAGGTCAACTCGCGGGACAAGAAGTCCTCTATCACCCGCGATCGAAAGATCGAGTACTGGAAGCCAGAACTCACCGAGCTGCTGGAAACCCTGCAGCTCGTCGACGTCGCCCAGTTCGGGTCCGGGATCACGGTGCAGGAACCGGAACTGAGGTTCGGTGACGCCGTGTCGCAGGATCCAGAGTCCGTCGCCCGCACGCTTCAGCTCCTGGAGGCCGCGCAGGCCGCGAGCACCAAGACCCGCGTGCAGATGCTGCACCCCGACTGGGAAGACCCTCAGGTCGACAAGGAAGTCGCGTTGATCCAGGGCGAGCAGCCCGGCGCGGGTCTGACCGATCCGGGCACGTTCACCGGCGGCCCGATCGCGGTCACCGGCCAGCAGCTCGGCCCGCAACCGGCGCAGCCGCAGCCCAACCCTGGTGCGCCGACGTACACGGCGGATGGCGTCGGGCTGAACGCCGGGCCGCAGCCGGCGACTGGCTAACGGGGAGATTGGCGCTGTGGATGTGGTCTCTCGTGCAGCCGAGGTCTATCGCGAGGCCGTCATGCGCGGCGACGCCAAGCCAGTCGTCGCGGTCGCTTCCGCGCTGTTCGTCTCGCGGGCAACCGCTCACCGACGACTGAACGATGCCCGTGCGCTCGGCCTGCTTCCGAACGTCGTGCCAGGACGCAATAACACCGTGGCTGAGCACCAGCCACGGCAAGCGCGATGGACAAGTGACGGCGAGACCTGGCTGGCCTGCCGCACGTGCAAGACGCCATGGCCGTGCGCCGAGGCCGTCGACGAGGAGTGACCGATGCCCGTCGACCGCACCCTCGCGCAGGACCTGGTCGACACGCTGGTTGCGTTGTACGACGACGCAGCCGTGCGCATCGCGCAAGAGGTCGCGCGCCAGTTGCGCCGCAACGCGGGCGACGTGTCCGCACCGGCGAAGCTGGGCGCGATCAACGACCTGCGCAACGCCACCCGGCGGATCGTCGCCAAGCTCGACGCCGACACCACCGGCGTCGCGCACCAGGCGCTCGTTCTGGCCTGGCAGCGCGGCGGCAACGCGGCGCTCGACGAGCTCAAGCGGTACCTGACGCCGGCCGAGATGGCGGCACTGCGGCAGGCGCTGCCGGGCGCTGAGGCGATCAACGTGCTCGTCAAGGCGTTGGTGACCACACTGCGTGGCACGCACCTGCAGGTGCTGCGCTGGCTGCATCACGCCTATCGGGACGTCATCGCCAGGACCGCGCTGACGCCGGTGCTGCTCGGCACTAAGTCGCGGCTCGCCGCGGCACAGACCGCCTGGGATCAGCTCCTGTCCCAGGGCATCACCGGCTTCGTCGACAAGTCGGGCCGGCGCTGGCAGCTCGCGTCCTATGTGGAGATGGCGACTCGCACCGGCGTGATGCAGGCGTCGATCGAGGCGCACAACGACCGGCTCAATGCGGCCGGCGTGGACCTGCGGATGATCTCCGACTCGCCGCAGGAGTGCATCAGGTGTCGGCCCTGGGAAGGCAAGATCCTCGCCACCTCGGGACCGCCGGGCCCGCGCACCATCGAGCGCCGGTCGCTGGTGTCCGACGAGATGCTGACGATCCACATCGCTGGCACGCTCGACGAGGCCATCGCGGCCGGTCTGTTCCATCCGAACTGTCGGCACAACTCAAACGGCTATCTGCCCGGGGCGACCAAGCCGATCACGCACACCGAGGATCCCGAGGGCGACGCCGCGCGGCAGAAGCTACGACGTCTCGAACGGAACGTGCGAACGGCCAAGCTGCAAGCCGACGCCGCGATCACCGACGAAGGCCGCAAGCTGGCCGAGGCCAAGGTCCGCGCGATCAACAAGCAGATCCGCGACCACGTCGCCGACACCTCGATCACGACGCTGTTCCGACAGCGCCACCGCGAACAGATCGGCACTGCTCGCTGACCGCGTTTCTCAGACTGCCCAGGCCAGGAGCCCGGGTTGCTCGACACCGCCGGCCAGGTGCCCGCGGTGCTCATCGCCGGTGAGGGCCAGGTGCTCGAACCGACCGGAAGGACCATCGTGACCACTCCAGCAGCTGGCGCGCCCGCGCCCACACCGACCGCCCCTGCCGCGCCGGCGGCGACCGACCCGGGCCAGGCGCCCGCCGTTGGCCAGCCCGCTCCGACGCCGCAGGCACCCGCACAGCAGCCGACCGCGCTGGCGCAGCAGCCAGCCGCCGGTGAGCAGGTGGACGTCTCCACGCTGCCGCCGGCCGTGCAGAAGCTGATCGCCGACGCCCGCGCGGAGGCCGGCAAGGCGCGCACCACCGCCAAGCAGCAGGCCGCCGACGAGGCACGCAAGGACCTGGCGCAGCAGATCGGCAAGGCCCTCGGCCTCGTCCAGGACGACACGGTCGACCCGGCCAAGCTGACCGAGCAGCTCACCGCGCAGACCGCGGCCGCCCGGCAATCCGCCGTGCAGCTCGCCGTCTATCGGGCCGCAGGCAAGGCCGGCGCCAACGCCGACGCGCTGCTCGACTCCGTCGGCTTCGCCAACGCCACCAAGGACCTCGACCCCAACGCGGGCGACTTCGCCGCGCAGGTCGAGGCCGCCATCACCGCGGCCGTCGGCGCGAACCCGCTGCTGAAGGTCACACCAGCTGGTCCCGCCCGGTCCGGCGGCCAGTTCACCGGCGCGCCCGGCGCACCGGATCAGATCACCGAGGACCAGCTCAAGACCATGACGCCCGAGCAGATCGCCGACGCGCTGAGCAAGGGCCAGTTGCGCAACCTGCTGTAGGCCGACCAAGAGAGGTAACCAATGTCCATCACCAGGTTCCGCCCGGAAATCTGGTCGGCGCTCCTGCTCGTGGCCCTGCGCAAGCAGCTGGTCTACGCGGGCCCGACCATCGTCAACCGCGATTACGAGGGTGAGATCACGCAGGCCGGCGACACCGTCCGCATCACCTCGATCTCGCGGCCGACCATCGCCACCTACAGCCCGAACAGCACGGTGATCGCCCCCGAGGAGCTCACCGACGCGCAGCGGACCCTCGTGGTGGACCAGTCCAAGTACTTCGCGTTCTTCGTCGACGACGTGGACGCACGGCAGGCCAAGGGCAACGTCATCCCGCAGGCCATGGACGAGGCCGCGTACGGCATGGCCGACGTCATCGACCAGTACGTCGCCGGCTTCTACACCGGCGTGCCGGCCGCGAACACCGTCGCGTCCACCGGCTCGCCGCAGTCCCTGGCGACCGCGTCCGACGCCTACGACAAGGTGCTCGTTCCGCTGCGCACCAAGCTGACCAAGGCCAACGTGCCGAATGCGGGCCGCTACGTCGTGGTCTCGCCCGAGTTTCACTCGGCGCTGCTCAAGGACTCCCGGTTCATCAAGGTCAACGAGGCCGGCGACGGCGGCCAGGCGCTGCGCAACGGCATGGTCGGGCGCGCGGCGGGCTTCGACATCCTGGAGTCCAACAACGTCCCCGTGCCGACCGGCACCGTGCAGGCCGTCACGGCCGGCACCAGCGCGGCGATCTCCTTCGCCGAGCAGATCAACAAGACCGAGGCGTACCGGCCGCAGGACAAGTTCGCCGACGCCGTCAAGGGCCTGGCGCTGTACGGCGCGAAGCTCGTCCGCCCCGACAACCTGGCCGTCGCCTATGTCGACGGCGCGACCGCCTGATAGGAGGACCTGATCATGGCTCGCACCGCGATCGCCTACAGCGCGCTCGTCCCCAACTCCAGCCTGTCCAACCCGGCGGGCACCGCCGTCGACCAGGCCAATGGCATGACCATCGCCAAGGCCAAGCCCGAGCTCACCGTGCTGCGCGTGGCCAACACCGATGGCGCGGCGCACAACGTGATCGTTCGCGCCGGCACGCAGCCGCCGGACATCGCCGCGTCGCTCGGCGACCTCACCGTCTCCGTGCCGGCCACCACCGGCGTGGTGTTCCTCGGCCCGTTCGAGTCCGGCCGCTTCGTCCAGAAGGACGGCTCGATGAGCATCGACTTCGCGGCCTCGTTCGCGGGCACCATCACCGCGTTCTCGGTCCCCCGGAACACGTGAGGCCCGGCATGAGCGACGAGACCGAGGTCAGGCACTACCGCGCCGCCGGCGGCCAGGTCCTACAGCTGGACTGGCCGCCGCACGAGGCCGTGCAGGCGCAGATCACCCGCGGCGAGCTCCGCCGGGTCACCGAGGACGGCG